CCATTACCGGTTATCGCCATCTTTATCTTCAACGGCGCATATTCTGTTATAGGAATATCACGGCTCAAAGCAGCAGCCATAGCCACTCCCTGTGCCCTCCCTAATTTCAACATCGACTGCACATTTTTTCCAAAAAAAGGCGCCTCAATAGCTAATTCATCAGGTAAATAAGCTTCTATTATACCAACCACCCGTTCAAAAATACGGCGCAGTTTTAAATAATGGTCACCATATTTACGAAGATCAATGACCCCCATAGTCATTACCTGCGGTTTAGTACCTACTACTTTCAGCAGGCCATACCCCATTATGGTTGTTCCAGGATCTATACCCAGAATGATTTTCTCTTTTACCGGCTGAATCACTTAATCACCTCCATCAAAGTGGGAAAGCCAACCACCTTATCTTTAAATATCTTCATCATTTCCTCATTCAGATGCATCCCTTGCTGAGTATGCCAACGATGCAAGGCCGCTGTATCTTCCACCTCCCATTGCAATGAAAAACATTCTGAATCCTGCTCTTTGTGACTAAGGATGTGCGTAAGACGGGGATTTTGCAATATTCCCGTCTTTTCCACTTCGGGAATATAGCTTTCACTAAGCCAAATGACAAAATTACGCGCATCGTCAATGCCTGTTTGATAAGTTGTATTATAAATTAACATATCTATAGTCTTTAAATTAAAAAAGGCCTGCTTCGCAGACCTTCATTTTATCATCAAAAAAGTGGAGCATGCGAGACTCGAACTCGCCACCTTTAGACTGCCAGTCTAACGCTCTAGCCAGATGAGCTAATACCCCGAGAAATAATAACGATGCAAAGATACATAGAAAATCAATAATACAAAGCTTTTGGGAAAGTTTTTTTCTCATGTAAACAAAATTTTTATTTGTCACTTTTGCGCCAAAGAGTTACTTTTGCGTGAAATTGTTTCAACATAGTTTCAACATACATACACGATTATGGCAACATTCAAATATGAAATATTTAAAGATAGGAAAAGAATAGATGGCACTTACAACGTTAAGATAAGAGTCACACACAATAGGAAGCTTAAAAGGATTCCCACTTCCATATATGTTACGAAAGAAGATATAACCAAGGGGTTTAAAATCAAAAATCAGTCCATCTTAGATGAATTAAATAACATCATATCCATATATCGGAGCAAGTGCAACCTGTTGTCATTGCTCATAAACGATATGGATATAACAGAACTTGTGGAGCATATAACCAAAACTGATGAATCATCTCTAAAAATAGACTTCATTTCCTACGCCCGCAAATGGATAGATGAGAACAGAGAGAAGCATGGAATCAATGTGTATTCCTGCATGGTAAACTCTTTAACAAAATTCCTGGGACGGGAGAAATTGGATTTTAAGGAGATAAATTACAAATTCTTGAAATCGTATGAAGAACATCTCGGTCAAAGACGTGCACTCTCTTTATATATGGGAGCAATCAGGCATTTGCATAACGAAGCTAAAAAAGAATATAATGATGAAGAAGCAGGGGACATAAAGATACCATGGTCTCCATTTACCAAGTATTCTATACCTAATATAATATGTACCCGCGAAAGAGCTTTGGACGCAGATACTATCAGAGCCATATACAACCTGCCATATATACTCACTAAAGATAAAAAGGAGAAGGATTGCAGATTTAATTTTGCAAAGGATATGTTTATATTATCCTTTTGCTTGATGGGTATGAACTCGGCAGATTTGTTTCTTTGTGACACTATAAGCGAAAGCAAGGGAACGCTTACAATCACATACAACAGGGCAAAAACTGCAACAAGAAGGACTGATAAAGCAAAAATAAGCGTTAACATTCATCCCTTCATATTGCCCATATACGAAAAGTATAAGGACGTATCCGAAGAAAGAGTTTTTAGGTTATATAAAAAGTATTCCACTTATGGCAGACTCAATGTTGCCATAAATGTAGGTTTGAAACAGATAGGGAAAGTTCTTGGCATTGAAGATTTGGAATTTTACGCAGCCCGGCATTCTTTCGCTTCCATCGCACGAAACGATTTAAAAGTGGACAAAGGTACAGTAGGAGAAGCACTAAATCATGTAGATAAAGAGAACAGAATGACAGATCTATACATAAAAAAAGATTTTTCCGTAATTAATGATGTTAACAGTAGGGTTATTGATTATGTTTTTAACCCCGATATGATGAAAGGGTAAATGTAAGGCGGCTTATTGGACCGCCTTTTCAAGGTTCTCTCTGATTTGTTGGAGCATTCGGAAAGCCCCGGCCATCTTATAGTTGCCCAGACATTGCTTAGCCTGCATGATACAACTTTCAACAGTAAGTTTCAAATCCGGAGTGAAAGCTGCTTTGTTAATCTGCATTTCTTTGGGAAGTTCATCAGCATGGTTGTTGAACCATACGATCATTTCATTCAATTCCTCTTCGGAATAAGATTCTTTTTTTTCAGCCATAATACATAAGTTAATGTTAGTTCCGGCAAAGATAACAAAAAATAGCCCCGACTCATCACGAGCCGAGGCATTTCAATTTATAAATTTAAAGTCTTATGATGAAGATTGTCTGTTGTGCCAATGCTTTACTATCAGCATAACGACAATCAAAACGGTTACACAAACACAGGCAAAACCGATTTGTTCAGGTAGCGTGGATTCTTTTTTCTCTTTTATGGTTTCTGACCGGTTTTCTTCACGGGTATTGGAAGTGGTTTCCTTGTCAGCTTTCACTTCCGTACTGTCTTTGATTGCAGTTGCCTTCCTTTTATTCTTGCTGAAATCACCTTCCACATGACCGTCTGCCAATAACGGAGGTTTCCCGGTCAGGCTGTCAGACGGTTTTCTTGTATCATAGATACGGAAATCAATTACATAGTTGCCATTAGTGGTAATGAGTTCGCTCAAAGAAGCGGTTGATCCGTGTACGATGTTGACAGATTCACGTGTACTATCTTTCTGTATAATCTTAGTGTCTGACTTGACAGATTTATGCGAGCTGCCACATGATCCGAACAACAGGAACAAACACATGAAAGGAGCCAGCAATATATGTCGGCTTACCCAGTTCATAACCTTATTATATAACCACATCATAAAATCTGCATGATGATTGAAGCGGCCACAGCGACAGTAATTCCAATTCTCCATGCCCATTCAAGGCGAGAGTTTTTAACCGTTTCACTCGTGATAATGAGTCTGGCACGCAAGTTATCAGTATCTTTCACAAAAAATCCTGGTTTTTTTTCCATAGTTGCAGTTTTTAGAGTTTCAAAACTTGCATCCTGTTATTTCCGTCAGCCCGATAACTGACGTGCACCCAAGCGAAGTTGGACTCGTCAATCAATTGATCATAGGGCAGGTTCTTGCGGATATATTCAAATAACAGCTTGTTTTGCTGTCTGTCTCCAGTGTCAATATCAGCAGCTTCCCCCTTCATGTGCTGCGAGGTCTTGCTTCCCTTGACAGCTGCATTAAGTTCCGGACAGCGATAGCCACTGTTTACTGTTATAGGCTTTCCCCACCATGTGCGTAACGGGTCCAGTACGTTGTCCACCAAGGCAGTCAGAGCAGTCACATGCTCCTGTCTGCATCTGTTGTTGATACCCAAGCGGTCAGCAGTTGTTGACTTGCAGAGTTCCGCAATCGTAAAAAACTTCATTTCTTATCCTCCTTTTTGTTTTTTCATAAAAAGAATATAGCTATATTTGCACAAAAACATAGCATGTTTTTTTCATGTAATAGAACTGAGTTTACCGGTCTGGCGAGGCCGGTTTTTCATTATTCCTACTGATTGCCCCCTGTCCCTCATCAAACAGTATCTGAGCCACCATCCTGGCAATATCATCCTTGTTCTCGATGATCACACTCATTGTCTTTTCTGCTTTGCGCAACTCCGCTTTCTCCCATGATTTTTCACGAACTGATTTAAACTCACAGAAAATGCAGTAACCCGTCCAAATCATTGAAAAAACAGGAAAGGGGATAACCACACAGCATAACAGATCAATGAAGCACAACTCTATAAATGGAGTGAAATACTTCTTCGCCTTGATGGCTGTTTTCTTAT